AGGGAATATAAATCTAACAAAGTTTAGTGGATCATCTTTTATGTTCATTGACCAGATGGAGGTCATTAGTTCTTTTTCTTCTTTTAGACTGTATTTCATATTTTACAAAAAATTTTTTTCCATATGTTTATATATACATGCACCCATGCGGGGGTTGACGGGGGGGTTGTTTAGGCATCCCGTCAACCTTGACGCCTTCATACATGTGGGAGCGTGAATTATTAGCGCCATTATGCCTATTTCTTTTCGGTGTCACTTTCTTTTGTTAGGAATTGCTCCCCTTTTGCACTCATCTTTTCATAACTGCCTTCGATTACCCTTGCGCTTGCATCTTGCAAGACGTTAGCAAGGTTAAGATTGTGCTGAACTTCCTGGCGATCTGCCCAATTTTCAGGATCTCTATTCTTTAAAAAGAATATTGCAGAGGTTTCCTTGCCATCCATTGCATTGTCAAAGATTTTATTAGCAACCATGTTAACCGCCTTTGTCTTTCCTTTTTTTAATGCAATGTCAAATCTACCTTTTTGGCGTTTCTTTCTTGCTATTGTTGAGAGAGAACACCCCAACATTGTAGCTATTTGTGCCTCACTAAGACCATTACCTGCCCAAAGTTCTATATTTTTATAATCTTCATCAGTAAAAGTTATATTTTTACGCCCAACTTTAGACTTTTTTTCTGTCATTATTTGATTTTTTAAAGCTCCCATTTATCCCTATTTTATGCGATTTTTTAAGGATATATGCAAAAAAGTACATATTTTTTATTATTAGGGGTTGTAATGTGCGTTAAAATGCGTAATATAGTTAGTAATTCATTTTAATTAAGGAGAAAAAAAATGGAATATAAAAGAGAAGAAATAAAAGAATACTTTGATGATTTTATCGAAGATCAAGGCGAAGAATGGATTGAAGAAAATATTGATGATCTTCATTACCACGCTTTCAGTACTGATTATTATATTAATGGCAGATACTTAGCTGCTAAATGGTTGGGTGATGAAGTCTTTAATATTATTGATTTTATTAAAGAGTATGAACAAGTTAATTTTGGTGAAGTTTACACCGATTTTAGCGAACCAAAAAAAGTAGTCAATATGTACGTCTGTATTATCGGTGAAGAAATTGTTTGGGATTACACCAGCAAAAGAGAGGTTGCATAATGATTATTAAAGAATACCAAAAAGAATATAAAGATTATTTTATGTTTATAACTGTACATCATAGCTTGATAGAGGTTAGCGTACATAGTTATAAAGATGATAATTTTAGATATGCCAATAAATTTATAGATTATTCAGTTGAAGAAGTCTATGAAGCTATATGTTATCGAATAGATAACAACGATTTATCAGAGGTTGCATAATGAAAGACTACGTTGACCACAAACCAAAAAAGAAACGATCTTTTAATGACCAGGCAAGGGAGCGAGTGGAAGAAGTAGGAGCAATCCTACTTCTAGCCCTCGGTTTTGCTTTTATTATTTATTTTTTTTAAGGAGATGAATGATGAGTGATGTAATTGTTAGCAACGATTGTTGCGATTATAAATTAGAAGATGGAGATGGAATATTGCTCTATAACGATTATAAAGGAACAGGACATGACGAATGGGGTGAAGTCCAATTATTTGAACACTTTTCTAAAGGTGATATTGCCTACATGAACAAAAAATTTGGTTGTGAAGTTTGGGTTGGTTGTGGGCAATTTGGAGATTGCACAGATCAATTAATTGATACAGATAAACTTGTTGAGTTTAAAGAGGTGAATGATGAAAGATTTAGTTAAATTTAATCTAATTGGCGGTGAAACTTTAGTTTTATCGCCTAATGCCATTGTAGGGTATTACAAGTGCGATATAACAAGCGATACTATTATCGAAGTAGGTACTACGCCCTTAACTCATACAGTAAGGGAATCAGTACAAGAAATAAACCATATATTAAGAGGGGTAAAGAGATGAAATATTTTAAAGAAAGAAAATTTAGTTTGTTTAACTATATGTGCGATATTCTTTATAACTTTTATGAAGAAAATGATTTAGAGCATATGTGCGCTTTAGATTCTTTAGCAGTAGGCAACTACAACAATACGAAGCAATATTTATTCTTAAAAAGATTCTGCGATCTTTGGGATAAAGTAGAGGAAAGAGAGGTAAAGAGATGACAGAACATACAGACAAAGTTATCAAAAGACGTTTAGAGCTACGTCAAGAGAGATTAGATAAGGAAATATCTTTTATCTCTGCAAGTGATGGACAAATAACCATAGGTTATAAATCTGGCAAACGTATAACTGAATTTGATGACAAAAGAAAAAAACCATTGATTGAGTATGTATAATTAACCTTTTTAGCGGTGGGTAAATTTTTATTCATGATTACCTCCATACCCACCGCGCCCCTCACGGGCAATAGGCAGCCTTATTCAACCCTCCTTAATTAAGAGGTTGCCTAAGCCCACCAATAAAAAATGCTTCCTTCCCCCTGCCTTGCTCCTGCGCAAGCGCACCTTCTCATCCTCTAGCACACACCAGATAATATTATGTTCTATCAACTCCTGCACCGCTCGCCCCACACTCTTCCTATTCATCCCCACCATTCTCGCATAGTAGCTAACTGCATCGTGACTGCTCATCGTCTCATATCTATATCTCTCCACCATCGCCCACAACACCAGTTTCGCACCTGCATTGAGCTCCACTCTCCCTGCTTGCTTCCTATACCACTTCCACACACGTTTTCGCAACTTAGCAAAATTATCCTTGTACGCTCTTGCCACGCCTAACCTAACTAATCCGCTATGCTGCGGATCTTCCACCTCACCCGCTACAATCCACCAC